ATGCCCACATCCTTATAAGCCTTGACCACATCACCGGAGCCGATCTTCTCCATCCAGTTCTTGAAGTTGTTCGCTGCCTCGTCCGAGCTGCCGGCGGTCTTCATCTGCACCTGCAGCATTGCGCCCAAGGACGAGACCGAAGCCATGCCAGTGATGCCATTCTTCTCCATTCCTGCGAGCAGCTGCGGGAACCACTTGGCCATGTCGCTGGCTTCGAAGCTTCCCGCCTGGCCCTGATACGCGATGGCTTCCAGTGCCTGCTCCATCACCTTGGGATCGGCGATCTTGGCGTTCTGCTGCAGCGCCATGATCATGCTGGCCGTGTCGACGCCTGAGGCCCCCTGCCCAATGGCGAACTTGGCCGCCGTCGGTGCGTAGGCCATCGCCTTGTCCAACTCCATGCCGGCGCCGACCAGCTGGTTGATCAGGTCGGCCACCTCGTTACGGCCCATGCCCGTGTCCTTCGCCGTCTGGATCACCGTGCGGCTGAGCTGCACTTCCTCAGGCTTGTTGACTGCATCGGCCTTGATCGCGATGTCGCGGATGATCGCCTGGTAGTCCGCGCTGATCTTGGTCGGGATGGCGGTCAGGCCCACCCCTGCGGCAGCGGCCCCCACGTTGGTCTTCAATGACGACTTGCCGGCATTGATCTGTTGATGCCCTTTCAGCTGCAGGTCGGCACTCTTTGCATCCCGCGCCAACCGCTGATACTCGCGGCTGAGCCGGCCGACCTCGACGCCCTGCTTGCGCAGCGACTCCAAGTTGCCGTTGAGCTTGCGCAGCAGCTTGTCGGCACCGGCAGCACCGGTATCGTGCGCCCGCTTCCATTCGGCCTGCAGCTTGATGGTGTCGCCAATGGTGCCCTTGAGCACCTTGGCTTTGTTGCTCGTCTGCTCAAGCTTCTGGATACGTCCCTGGACGTCCTTGAACGCGGCACCGACCGACCCCGCGACAGACCCTCCAATCTCCAAGGCTAACTTCATCTTTGCCATCAGCTACCCCCTGCTCAGTCGGCGAGCCACCAGAGCATGTCCGCGAAGGACATGCCGGATATCTCAGCGGCCGAGAAATTCAGCTCTGCGGCCAGCCGTCTGGCCAGCCGCTTCTGCTTGTCAGCATCAAACGTCGTCGTCTTGCACCAGGCGAAAGTAACCCGTCTGCAGGCGGCTGTAGTCTTTCAGGGCCAGGCCTTCCAGATCCTTGACGCCGACTTCAGCAAGCGAAGCGAACAGGTTGAGTTCGCGCTGCTCGTCATCCTCGCCAGCGCCCTGCTGGGCAGCACGGATGTCCCGCACGGTGGGCGAACGCAAGCTGACGGCATCAACCTGCACGCCATTCATTTCGGAAGGTTTGCTCAGGGTGATGGTGACGCGGTCAGCAGACACGTTCAGCCAAGCGGGAATGGATTTCTTGATAGCCATTGGGTATGTCCTTGAGTTTTGAGGGGGTTACAGACCGAGCGCTGTGCGCTGCGCGGCCAGCTGGTCGACACCGTCGATGACACGCTTCATGCCCAAGGCATCGATCTCGTAAACCGTGCGCCCGTCGACCTCGAGCTTGTAGTAGGTCAGGCTGACGTTGTGCTTGATCTCAGCCTTGTCGCCGGCCTTCCAGTCGCCCATGTCGACTTCTTTCAAGCTGCCACGCAGGGTGACTACCACCGGGTTGATCTTGCCCTTGAGCCCCTTGAAGGCGCCCCGGAACGTGCCGTTGAACGCGGTACCGTCGGCCAGGCCGAAGAACTTCAGGGATTCGCGGCGCACGCCGGTGGTAGTGAAGGCGGCCTCTTGCTTCTCCATGCCTTGGTCCATTTCCACCGGCATGTCCATCCCGCCCGGGCGATGCTCCTCCATCTTGAGGGTGAGCTTAGGCAGGGTCAGGCTGGGTACGTCGCCCTGGAAACTGATGCCGTCGACGAACAGGTTCAGGTTGGCCAGGGTTTCAGGAATCATTGCCATGTGAAGCGCTCCTTATGCGGCCGAGTCGAGGACTTCGGTCAGCCATTGATTGGTGATCTCGACGCGGAAATTCGGGTTCTCGGCCGGCGGCACATCGGTGAAACGAATGTTCCAATACACCTTGCCCTGCTCCAGCTGGCTGGCGGTGTTCAGCTCGGTGTCGGCGTACACCTCAAAATTGATGATCGCGCCCTGATTCTTGAGGTCGCGCATGAACGCCTGCAGACCCTCGGTCACGTCCTTGACATAGGTCGCGGTGATCGAGCGGTCTACCGCCCACTTGTGGCCGTACAGAATCGCGTCCATGACGATATCCATGGTGCGCACGCGGGTGACGAAGGCCCATTTCGGATCGCTCGACAGCGTGCGGTTGCCCCACAGGCGGTAGCCGTCATCGCGAATGATGGTGGTGATGTTGGTGTTGTTCAGCAGGTTGGCCCGGCAGGTGTCGTCGCCATCCAGGAACTCCACCGAGCGGGTGGTACCGGTGATGCCGACGAACTCCTTGTTCGACGGCGAGGCCCAGAAGCCGTATTCGTTATCGGTCCAGGCGAACAGGCCGGCCACCCAGGCCGACGCCGGGGCATCCACGGTCGCCTCGGCGTCGGTGTCCCAGTATTTGACGCCAGGGTCGACCATGAACGCGCGCTTGGCGCCGAACTCGGCGGCGTAGGCCATCGCTGCCTCATCGGTGGTACCGGGGCCGTCGATGATGGCGATGCCGCGCAGCTTGTCGGCCAGCGCCACCAGGGCGGTGCCGACAGCCTGGGTCGCGCTGTGCTTGGGGGTCACCAACAGCCGCGGCTGGGCGTTGTAGCGGCTTTTGCCGTCCAGCAGCGCCTGCAGGCCGGTACGGGTGCCATCGGCCAGCACGCCGCCGATAATCGCCGAGGTCTGCGCGGCCGCGTCCTCGACCTTGGCTACGCCGCAGGCGACGATCACCGCCTTGGCGCGGGTGTAGATCGCCCGGCAGGCCTTGGTGATCGCCGAGTTGGCACCGAACGCGGCCACCGCCTCGCGCTCGCTGGTGATCAGTACCAGGTCGTTGGCCTTGGCGGTCGGCGTACCGTCCGCACCGGGGCCAGGGGTGAAGGTGTCGACCAGGCCAATGATCGAGGACGACGGCAGGGCAATGCTGCGCGCGCCGGTGTCGACGTTCGTTACGGTAACGCCGTGAAAGAAACCGCTCATAGACTCTCCAGAAACAAGAAGGCCCCGCAGAGCAGGGCCAGGTGGTACAGCAGAAAAGAAAACGCCCCGTCAGTGCGGGGCGTCTTAAGTTTGCTCAGCGAGCCAGGCCGGGGTCGCCGGCCGATGATTTGTCAGCGGAAACTCGCCCGAGTCTGGCCAGTCACGCAGGCCGCGTCGATAGGCCTGCAGCTCGGCGTATTGCTCAGTCGTCAGCGTGGTGGCCACGCCCTCCTCCAACTCGTCGCGATGCCGGACCACCAGGCTGTCCGTGGCGGCCAGCTGCATGTCACGCCAGCCGCGTTCAACCGAGGCCAGATAGCCCGGCGTCTCCTCCGGCGCCTGCAGCACCGGATAGCCTTGGCTATTCGCCACGATCCACTTGCCCTGCAGCTGTCCGGCCTGCAGGGCGCTGTAATCCTCAGCCGTCACTTCGACCGATCCTGCCGGCACATAGCCCTGAAAGTCGAGGCTGTAGAAGCCTCCATCCGATGCAAAATAAACCTTCATATGACCCCTTTAGCTGCCCTTGGCGCGCCAAAAATGCTGGGCGGCACTGCTGCTGCCCGAATGGGAGTAGTTGAACCCCGTTTTGGAATAGCTACCCACCTGGACAGGGCCGCCACGGCTGGCGGGTGACTGCGTGCCAGAGTCCACATAGGTCATCTGGATGTTATGGCACGCGTTAGGGAATGCCATTGGGAAGGTCACCGGGGTGATCGCGCCCGGCGCGGAGCCGCCAGTCATGCCCCACATTTCGACATCGCCATTGGGCATCTTGGAGTAACCCGATACCGAAAAAGAGGCAGCGAACAACGGCGAGTTGCGCAGCGGCTCAGTACCGAAGTGGCAACGCCATACGTTGGATTCTCGAATGGCCAGGAAGTCGCCGCCAGCGGCGAGCGTGTAGGGCACCGCCATTGACAGGTTGTTCATTGCCAACTGATCGCTGGCGGCAACAGTGACGCGCGCCGTGGTCGCCGTTGGCCCTGCTGAAATCAACACAGTCGCACCCTGGGGCACTGTCGAGGTGTCCGGCAGCGTGACCGTAACGCCGTTCGCCAACTCAATGCGCTTGCCAATGTCAGCAGCGGTCAGCGCACGGCTGGCGGCAATGCTGGTGGAGCCGCTGAAGCTGCCCAGGGCGCGCTGGACAAACTCGGTGGTCGCCAACTGGCGGCTGCTGTCGAACTGCGCCAGGGTGGGCCGATCCACATAGCTGAGCGCTGCGCTACCGCTGATTAGCGCCCAACTGCCGCCGGCACGCACCAATATTGCGGTATCGCCCATGTTCAACGTCAGTGACGTAACCAGGCCAGCGCCTGGATCGATGACGTCGCCACCTTGCACCACCACCGTCTGAGTGCCCGAGGTGCCGGAATGCTGAATAGCAAGCGAGGCGCCTTCCACCAGCGTAGAGACCAATGGCAGGGTTACCGTGTACCCCGTACCCGACAAACGAATGACCTTGCCGACGTCGGCCTTGGTCAGGGTGACGTTAGCGCCATACGTCACCGCCCCTGAAAAGCTGCCCAGCGCGCGCTGCACAAACTCGGTGGTGGCCAGCTTCTTGGTGTTGTCGAACTGCGCCGGGGTGAGCCAGGTTTCGCCCTGCATAATGGCCGAGTAGCGCAGCAGCGCCGTACCGCCGATCAGGCGCCACAGGGAGCCGTTGCGAATGAATTCAGCGGTATCGCCTTGGCCCATGACAACGTCGCCAGGCACCCCAACCGCATCAATCGAATCGCCGGCAGCAGCCGTGACCGTAAGCGTGCCTTGTCCACACAGCAACGTCACCGTAGCGCCTGGCGTGATGGTGCCACCCGTCGGCAGCGTGGCCGTCATGGGGGTGGCCGCATTGGCAAAGGCCACCAACTTGCCGACCTCAGAAAGCGCCAGAGCGGTCGAGGCTGCATAGTTCGAATAGCCGGCATACTCCACCCCCATGCGCTTCACAAACGCGGCGTTGACCACCACCGGCGTCGTGTCGAACTGCGCAGGCGTTGGGGCGGTTGGCGTACCGGTGAAGGCCGGCGACAACAGGCGGGCGAAACCATCGGTAATGTCACGGAAGGTCAGCGCCGTGGTGCCCAGCACAATCGGGGCATCGGTGATCAGCTGCCAGATAGTGTCGGCCAGGGTCGTGCCCTGCTCGACCGCCACCACCAGCCCCGGCGTTACCTCGGCGCTGATATCCGCATCCGAGGCGCGCGGCCAGGCACCCGCCGCCACGACATACAGGCCGTTTTCCTTGGCTTGCGTCTGGTTCTTTACCAGCACCCGATCGCCGGCCGCCAGCACAACACCGTCGACTGTCCGCAGACCCGACAGGGTAATGTTGGCCGTGGTGGCCGCGCGCACCGATTGCTTGTTATCCAGCTTGCTGATTTCCTCGGTGAGCCGGCTGTCGACATATTCGCGCGTTGCCAGCACCACCGACGGGTCAATTTTCAGCTGCACGTTACTGGCATTGCTGATGACCAGATTGAGGCGCACCACCTGGGTGCGACCAGAGCCCTGACTGAGCAGCGGCTTGAAGGTCGGCGGGCAGTTGGCCACCGCCACCAGGTCGCCAGCGGCATCATACAAGCCGATTTCACGAATCCACTTGCCACCCACGTCGGCCGGGATGATCTGCTCGGCGATGATGATCGCCGCATTGCTCGGGTCGACCTTCAACTGGTTGAGCGGTGCACGGCGCCACTCGTTGAGCAGCGCGGTTTGCGTGGCCACCGGCATCGGGTGCGGTGGATTCTCCAGGCCGGCCGGATTGCCATCGCCGACCGCCATCTGACTAAAGGTCCAGGGAACGCCCAGCGCATCCGCGTTAGCCTGCTTGGCGGCCCCGACATTGGTCAAGATCGCGTAAAACTGTGAAGTCTGGTCAACCATAGTTAACGTCCAGATAGTCAATAGTGTGGTCGCGGCCGCCACCGCCAATCTCGCCGGTGACCTCCAGGTCAACCGCTTGCGGCGGGTACACGGTGAGTTCGTCGCCGTCGTACACCGACGGGGCGAGATACAGGCGGCCGGTGGTTTCCAGGCTGATGGCCAAGCCGGTCATGTGCCGGCTGACCGGGCGGGCGTCATCAATCAGCCACGTCAGCTCCTGATAGGTCTCTTCACTGATGCCCTCCTCGGCCACGCCGACCTTGAGCGCGAAGGTGCCCGGCACGCCCTGGGGCACGGTCTGCCACCACTCGGTGACCTCGATCAGGTAGCCGAACGGCTCGACCACCCGGCGCAGCGCGCCGATGGTGCCCTTGTGCGCATGGATGTAGAACGACGAGCGAATCACCGAGCGCTTGACCGCCTCTGACCACCGGTCGTCCCAACGGTCGACCGACCACGCCCAGGCCAGCAGAAACAGCAGCTCGGTCGGGCAGGTGTCGGGGTTGTAGAGGCGGCGCAGCATGATCGCCAGGTCTTCGTCGGCAGCGCCCTCCAGGGCGCTCTCCAGCGGCGTGCGGTTGATCGGTAACAAGCTACTCATCAATCACCCCGCACGACCGTAAACCCCTCGCACCAAGCCGCTTGCGACTTGCTCGGGCGGATATCAGACCACCCGGCCAACTCCACGCGACTGACCCCGTCGATATGCAACTGGGCGTCGACCGCCGAACGGGCGACCTCCACCCCCAGCCGACGGCGCGGGTTGATCCATTCGGCTAGGCGCGCGTTGCACAGGGCCAGCACACCCTCGCTTTCCGGCCCAGTGCTCGCCATGTACAGCTTGGCGTTGATCTGATACGGCAGAATCTCGGCGCTCTGCACCACCACCCGGTCCGCCACCGGCCGCACATCGTCGTCGTTCAGATAGTCGCCCACCGTGGCCAGCAGCTCGGCCGAGGCCGTGCCGTTACCCTCCAAGGCCAGTACCGTGACATGCACCACGGCCGGCGTCGGGCTTTCGGCGGTGGCGTCGGCCACCAGGCCCGAGGCGTTGCGCGCATGCAGGATGTAGCTGTTACGCGGGCCGGCCGTGGTCAGCCCCTCATACACCAGCTGCACCCGCTCACGTAGGGCGTCGTCGACTTCCATCACCTTGGCCACCGGTGGCACCGCCGCCAGGTCCTCGGCCTGAACCACCAGGCGAGACAAGCTGACGTTGGCGGCCAGCTGGTCGAGGTCGGAGCCCTTGGCGTAGGCCAGCATCAGCGCCTTGGCGGCATCGTTGATCCGCGAGCGGTTGAGCAGCTTGCGGTAGGCCCCGACCTCCAGCAGCTTGGTGACCGGGTCGCTCTCAAGGTTCGCGCTCCAGTTGTCGCCCATCAGGGCACGGAACGCGGTCAGGTCGTCCTGATACAGCTGCTCATAATCCAAGTCTTCCAGCACCTGCGGCGCCGGCAGCTGGGACAGGTCAATGGTACTCATGCGCTTACCTCGATCACCACGCTGTCACCCACATAGGTGCCGGTCAGCGACAGGGTGACCTGCCCGCCCAGCACCGCCACCACGCGCACGCGCTCCAGCTGCAAACGCGGCTCCCAGCGCCCCAGGGCGCGCGCCACCTCGGCCTGTACCGCGCTTTTCCAGCCTTCGTTAACGGGCAGGTCGATGTAGCGCCGCAGGCTGCTGCCGTACTCCGGGCGCATGCGCCGACTTCCGACGGGCGTGGTCAAAATGTCCTCAATGGACTGTTTCAGGTGGGCGACGCCGGAAAGCGGCTGCCCGGTGCGGCGATCCAGTCCGATCATTGGCTATCCCTGCTGCTCGAAGTCAGGACGCTTGCGGAGGTAAGCGATAGCCGCCGAGTCATCACCCATCACCACCACCCGAGCACCCGTGACGCGCAATTCTCGGAAGTTCGGCATGAGCAGTACGCGTTCCGTGTACTCCTTGTCCCGGAAAGTGATCGGCTTAGCCGGTTCCGGTGCTGCGACGATCACCTGCCCCTCCACCTCAGCGGTCACCTCTTTTTCTGCTTTGGCCATGCTTCCTCCAGATACGAAAAAGCCCGCGTTTGCGGGCTCGATTCAGTGTTTGTGGTTGGCCGTGTTGCCGGCCGTATCAATGATCCGGCCGCCACCGTTGATGTCGCCTGTGACCTGCAGAGGCCCCACAATCTTTACGTTACCGGTCAAGGTGATGCTCGCTGACTCGGCCGTGATGGCGTCGTCGGTGAGGACCGCCTTGGTGCTCCCAACTTCAATGGTCACAGTGCCGGACGGCACCTTGATGGTGTAACTGCTGGCCGCCCAGTCGTAGACCAGGGAGCCACCATCATCGAAACGCCAGACTTCGACATGGTCGCGGTTGTCCGGCTGGTCACCGGCGTTGCCGTACAAGCCCGGAACGAAGGTGCCCTGCGCCGGCTCGCCGCTCGGGCTGACCAGCACGCCTTGCTCTCCCAGACTGGGCGACCGCCAGTGACGGGCCTTGCCAGCGGCCTGGGCGTGCCAGCGAACCCAGGCGCTCGTCCAGTTGCCGCCATCCGTAACGCGTACACGCGCCGCCGCGAGATCTACGCCGACCACTGTGCAGGGGATCAGCATGCTGGCCAACATGCGGTCATGCTGAGCTGAGACGTAACTCATGCCAAATCCTCCGGCGCTTGGTACTGATGTTCGCTGCCGGGACCAGTATCCGGGCTGAAGCCAAACACCAGGCTGCCGGGCGGCTGGTTAGGCCAAGCCACTCCTCGAAGCCCAGGTAGATGACCTGCGTCCACTCCACGACCCACACCGCGCAGTTGTCCAGCTCGGGCCGCGACCAGTCACGCTCGGCGCGCATGAACTGGGCGAACTCCACCGGCAATCCCCAGGACTGCATACGCAGCAAAACCGTCAGTTGAGCTGCGACGAAAGCGGCGATATGCAGGCAGTTAGGCTCTTCCTGGCCCACAATCACCCGTGCTTCAAAGCGAGCATCCACGGCAACCTCACCCGTGCCAGGATCCTTTTCAGCATCCTCGAAGCCCGCCAGCTCAAGCACGACAGCAGGCAGGTCGACCTGCTGAACCCCTTCGGGCATGGTACCGACGTAACACAGGGCGGGAACGGTCTGCCGGATGTGCTCCTCCATCGCCGTGTACACCCGGCCAAGGGGAATCGGATCGTCATCCATTGCCTGTTCTCCGCAAATGCTTTTGCAGTTCAAAGTTCAGTTCCTGGACCATCACCACCAGCAAGCGCTCGTGGGCTCGATTGGTCCAAGACTCGAAATGCGGTCGGACTTCCTCCAGCGAGATCTTCGCTTTGGCCAGCGGAAAGCGACTGTCGTTCTCCCCGATCCAACCGGAGCGGCGACCACCCCGACCAGACACCTCGCTGTCGGGGTAATCGCTCGCGTCGAAGTGCTTGCTCGTCGTGCGAATCCAGATGTCCGGGTTGCTACCGTAAACGCGCTTAAAAAACGCGCCTTGATAGCGGCGACCGGCCACGGATACTCCAGAGCGTCCCTGCCGAGGTCGGCCTGCCCGGCTGGCCTCAATCGGGTTGATACCGAACCACAATCGACCCTGGCCATTGCTCGACACCGGAAAGATTTTGAGCCGTTGCCTGACCGCTGCAATGGCGATCCGCTCCTGGCGGCCCACATCCCGCGAGATGTGGGTGCGGAGCCACCTGAGCGTCTTGCTGATAGCCCGACGCTGAGCTGCGGCGATGGCCTTGGGCACCAGGCTGGCGAACTTCTCGAAACCCCGCACGTCGTGCGGATCGGCCTGTAGCGTGATCAACCCGCTGCTGGCCGATGGCTTGTGATAGCTGCCAACACTCATGCCCGCACCTCCCTCAACGTCAAATTGATCCAGCCCGTACCATCGGGCTTGCGGCTAGCGATGACATACCGGCCGCCGCCATCCTCGGGCGCCAGCTTCACCACTAGGTGCAAGCCCTCCTTGATGCCATTCGCGTGCATGATCCGCACAGCGAATACGGGCTCCCGCAGCCCAGTATTGATCTGGCCGAGCTTGGGCTGCAGCCAGGGCGCCGAGAAGAATCCCGGTACCGGGTCTGCTATGCCCTCGATCTCGGCCTCGTCGCCCAGGACGTCCAACAGCGCCCCATCCATGAACGCTGTTTGTTCACGGAAGGCCATGATCAATCTCCGCTGTCATCATCATCGTCGCCATCGTCATCGTCGCTCCCGTCAGGATCGGCGATCAACGGGGTTGGTTGACCTGTAGGCGGTGCAGTGCCTGGAGCGTTCGACGCTGGAGCGCGGTTGGCACGGCCGGTGTTGATCTTTCCGCGCGCAACGATTTTGCCCTCGGCCAGCAGAAGCTCCCTGATTTCCGCAGAAGGCGGCACGTAGACCTCATTCTTGCGAATGATCTTGGAGCCGCACTGTATGCAGCCATCAACGACCACGTACTCGATTTTCGCCATGTCACACCACCTTGCCGTAGAGGAAGGCGTTGGGCTCCAGCATGCCTGCCAGCACAGCCGATTGGACTTTGAGCCAGCGTACGCTCGGCTCCTGAGTGACCCAGGTTTTAGGGAAGCGGGCCGCTTCTACCAGGCCGCTCTCGATGGCCTCAAGGTCCTGAATCGCGGCGTACAACATGGCGTTGCGTGTCGAAGTGGCCCCCATGATGACGCCGCCAGCAGGGATAACCGGTTGCTCGTCGCCTTCGTCGTCCAGGTACCACTCGTCGTAGGCGTAAATGTCGATGCCTGGGTCGTTGAGGTAACCGAGGTAGGTCACCCCATCGGGCAGCTCCTCAGGCTTGATGAGGCCCATGTCTACGCGCCGGCTATTGAGTTGCTTGAGCACAGCTTCGTTGCCCTGGAAGGCGTCCTGCGCTTCGCCGCTGAAGACGGCCACGTTGGCGGAGCGGCCAGAGTCCTTGGCGATCAAGCGGCGCCACTGCCGAAGGTTGGCGATAGGGTCAGATTCGCTGGTGTTCCAGCGACCGGTGGTGAGGGTGACCTTATGGGTGTCTTCCATCAGAAAGTCGATGGTGTCGTCCACACCATCACCCACAACCCGAACTCGGCCGGTGGTCAGGGCCTGGGCGCACATCCATTCCTCACGACGGATGATCTGCTCATCCAGGTCCAGCAGGTCTCTACCCAACTGCTCGCCAGCTCGTTCGAGCGGGGTACGGGTCGAGTAAGGCGTTTCACCGGGGCTTCGCTTCAAGATCAAATCAGCAGTGGTGGCAAGCTTTGGCTGGATGTATGGAGGCTCGTAGGTGGACTTTTGGAAGCCGGTGCGCGACCAGACACTGCCAGGCAATGTGGGATGGACGAACGGGGCCATTTTGCGTTGGCCCTTGTAAATGTCGATATCCACCGTCTTGGTGCCGAACGTCACAGGGCGCCCGCCATTGAAGAAGGTGTTCATCAGGAAGCGTCGAGGCGTCGCCATCTGCTCAACGGCTTCCAGCATGGTCAGGGTGTCAAAGATATCCATAGGGGCTCCGTTAGCGGATGAAGATGCAGAGAGGGCGCAGTGCTGCTTTCGCAGCCGCGAGGGTCAGGCCATCGCCGAGGGTGAGCTGGCTACCGAGCACTTGACCGGTCAGACGAATCGGCGCGTTCTGGGCGCTTTCGGTGGTGTTAACGTCCTTGTCGAGGATCGCCACCGGAGTTTGCGACCCGTCCGCGGCATCAGCCTTGCACAGGAGGTATTCGCCGGATGCAGTCACCTGGCCCAGCACCGCGCCACGCGACAGTTGCTGACCGGCTGCAATGACGCCGGACTCCATGACGACGGGGAAATCACCCGCCGAAAGCTGGCTGGGGATGTAGGAACTACGTTCTGGGTTTGCCATGGTTGCCTCCTATTAACGGCGCGATGCGCCTGCAACGATTGCGCTGACAGCGGCTTTGCGCTCGCCTTCCTTGCCGCCTGCGGGTGGGGTGACGCCGCTCACGCCCTGAGCATCGCTTTTGATGCCGGCCAGCGAGATGCCACGATCTTGGGAAGCCTTGAACAACACCAGGGCGGTCGCTTCAACGGAGGTGCCGTCATCGATGGCGGCACCGATTTCCTT